CTCCGCATATTATTTCCCTTTGGCAGGAGGGAGACACGCTCATCTAACAGATATTTTCGGCGGAGGTTGGTCTGATGGATGGGGATTTGATGCGAATCCTGTTTCTGCGCAAGTTCTGGACACTCATCCCGAAGGGCAATGTTTAAAAGAAACGACTGTCACACGCATCAAAGAAGCCCGTTATGCAAAGATTGAAGGGAATTCACTTAATTTTTACGGAACAAGACCCCCGGATGGAGGGGGTGATGTGCCGGGTTATATGACGGCTCCATCTCCGGCAGATCCCAAAGAAAGTTCTCTTAAAAGTTTAATAGGTTGTGAAGTTACACAAGTATGGGATAGTGAGAAACAATATCATTTTCAAATTCAAATAACCGGAATAACAAATGTTAATTCTGATAACCCACCTGCAAGTGCCATGCGCAAAATTAATTTTGCGAATTTACAGTTAGCTGATCAATTTTATATCGCATTAAGAAATTTGAGCAAAGAGAGAGAATGGAATTATCTTCATACTGACATATCAGGAGCGGCAACAGAACAAGGATTTGAACCAGGACCAGAACCAGACCCAGAACCAGACCCAGAACCAGGACCAGAACCAGACCCAGACCCAGAACATGACCCAGCATCACAAGCCCTAGCATCAGGAATAGGTTGGTCCTACATAGATTCTAATGATATGATGCACGGACCCTACAAGGATAAAGATGATATGGTACAAAATATAATATCCGCGGCAAAGACAGATGGAGTTCCACCGGGAACGCAGGTTAGTCCTGAAGGAAGTGTTGATTTTATTGATTTCAGTCAGGTTCGTCCCGAATAGATATAGGTTTGTGATGGTGTGATCCAAAAATAATTTAATTTATAATTTAAAAGATTATACTTTCATAGGTGTTGAATTTATTTCCATCCCACAATAAGTCTCGGGATTTTTACGATAATCAGTCGGCGTATAAATACCCATTGCCGATGCTTTTTCTAATAAATATTTCATATTATTCCAGAACAGAGGTGTATGTCCCGTTTCAGGTGTCATGATATGAGATAATTCATGTATCGCTACAAATATGATAATATTGTTATCCATAAATACCTCCGTATCCTTTTCTCTCACACACAATGATAATTCTTCTCCTTTATTTACAGAATAAGCAACATAGGTAGAACCCGGTATATTTTCAGTGATATAATCAGGATTAAATGATTCTTTTAGTTGCTTATTATATTTGCCCTTTTCTTCCTCTTCTTCGTCCAATGAATCTATCAATGATTGTAATGAATTACCTATGCTGGCGAGTTTATTGGCGGCTTCATTGCGATCGGGTAAATTCCTTACATAGTATTTCTTACCATTAACTGTCGCTTCTATCTTATCAAGATATAAACTCTTTCTTATGAAATTTGTATATACGAATATAGAAATGATACCCAATAGCAATGCCGTTAATTCTTTCATTATCTACTATCTTATAGATTTTTAAAAATTTGATAAATTTGATTAAAGAGTTAATTAATAATAATTAATATAAAATGAGTGATTTGAAATCTTTTCAGATTGTTGATATCATATCAGATGATTTGGAGGGAGATACTAAAGAGAAATCATTTGTCGTTACACTCTATGGAATAAATGAATTCAATCATAGAATTGTTTGTCATGTAACCAAATACCGACCATACTTCTATATCAAGGTGCCAAATCAATGGGCACAACCTGATGGCGTAAAATTAATCAAAGATATCTGTGGACTTAGACCCGATTCTGACCCAGAAGGTTCTTTATTCAATTCTGTCAAAGGAGTTCAATTGCAGATTTATAAAGATTTGTATGGGGTTCAGTGGAATACTGCTGCTGATACGATTCAGAAATTTAATTATCTTAAAATATCACTTCAAACACACGATGCGATGAAGAAACTGATTTATGCGACAAAAAAACATTATAATGTTAGGAAAGAAGAAGATCTTAAACAAATCACTCCGAATGCTAAAATCAGATTAAATGAATGGAGAACGAATGTAACATCACCCTCCGACTGTGATTGTAATTTATATGAATCATCTGTTCATCCTATCATTAAATTTATTCACGACACTAAGATTGAACCTACCGGTTGGGTATCATGTATGACAAAGAATGATATCAAAACTGGTTTATTTAATTCTTGCAAAGATGAATATTCATGTTCTTTCAAAGATATCAAACCCCTACCTAAGAATGATCTCAGTTCTTATAGGATAGCATCTTTTGATATTGAGTGTGATAGTTCTCATGGAGATTTTCCAATGCCCAAGAAGAACTTCAAGAAATTAGCAACAGATGTATTTGATTCTTATCAGGCAATATTGAAGAAATTACCCGAATCACGAAGAGTTAAATTTAATGAAACTCCAAAACCGAATTTAATCAAATTAATTTCAGCAGGTTTTACAGGAGATTTTACAAAGTTTAATTCATATTTCAAGTATGCGGACATGAATAAACTTCATATTACGAACAATGAGATTCCATCTCAAGAAATATTCGATACAATCGGCGATAAGATCTTAAATTCAGATTATGATATTTTAACTGACCTTCATAACCTGGAAGTAAAAGGTAAAGATAGAGATAATTGTGTCACAACGATTCAAGATATTATTGAAGCCGAATGTATAGAAATTAATCTTACAGTTGAGGGAGATCCAATTATTCAGATAGGAACAGTATTCTATGATTATGGATTGGATAAGACAACACGTCATATTTTAGTCATTGCTCCTGAAGATAATTTACCTGATAATGAAATATGCGATGATTTAGAAGGTATTACCGTTGAAAAATGTAAATCTGAAAGAGATCTTCTAATGGGATGGCAAAAGATTATCAAGGATATGGATCCTGATTTTATTACAGGATACAATATCTTCGGTTTTGATTTCAAGTATATTTATGAAAGATCTAAGATATTATTTCCATGTCATCATAAATGTCCTAAATCTAAGAATAAGGATAGTGATCCATGGTATCATGTAAAAGGATGTCCCATGAAAGAATTCATGAATTTTGGTAAGATGGATAGTGTTCCTTACAAAGCAAAAGATCATAAATGTAAAAAATGCACTATGAAAACTCAACAATTAAGTTCTTCTGCTCTCGGTGATAATACATTACATTATATCATGATGGATGGTAGAATCCTCTTTGATATCCAGAAAGAAGTTCAAAAAGGACATAATCTTGAATCCTATAAATTAGATAATGTCGCATCTCATTTCATGAGAGGCAAACTTAAGTCCGTTGATCATAAAGAAATCATTGTTTCTGATACTGGAACACTCAAAGATGGTGACTTTATTTCATTCAGAACTCATACGAATATCGGTGAAGGATTATTTGAAGAAGGTAGGAAATATAAGATTGATGGTATTCATGATAAAATGATTACATTGACCGAAGATTTGAATCTAGAATTAGAAGAATATCAAAAAGTTGAATGGTGTCTGAATAAAGATGATATCTCACCTCAACAGATCTTTGATAAACATAAATATGAAGGAGCATCTGGTAGAGCTGAGGTGGCCAAATACTGTGTTCAGGATTGTGAATTATGTATTCATTTACTCTTACTCTTAGACATTGTCCCTAATAATCTAGGTATGGCGAATGTTTCTTATGTTCCAGCATCATTTATCTTCTTAAGAGGTCAGGGAGTTAAGGTGACTTCTGTTGTTACGAGAATGTCTTCAGCAAGAAATACAAGGATACCCGATCTTAAGAAAATACCCAATCTACATAAATATATTAAGATGTATAAAAATGGATACGATAAAGAAGAACTCATTGATGAAATTATTCGTATTGAAACTGAAGATGGTGAACAAAAATACAAGCAACCAAAAGAATGGGAATTAGAAGAGTGGTATAAGAGAATTATTCATCAATCCGAAAAGGGAATGGATGGATATGAAGGAGCAATCGTTCTTGATCCTAAACCGGGTATCTATCTTGATGATCCGATTGCTGTCCTTGATTATGCTTCTCTATATCCTTCATCTATCATTGAAAAGAACATTTCACATGAAACTTATATTGAGAACAAAGATTTATTACCTCTGATAGGTAAAGATAATTATTATGAAATTGAATATCAAGATTGGATTTACTTAACTACAGGCAAAGGTGATACTGTAGAAAAGAAAAACGCCAATACACAGACTAAATGTCATTTCTTAAAACCCGAGTATATGAAAGAAAAAGGTATGTTCGGGGAAGGTGAAAAGGAGATGGGCATCATACCTGCAGTCCTAGAACATCTCTTATCTGCGAGGAAAGCGACAAAGAAACTAATGAAAAATGAACCCGATGAATTTAAGAGAAAGGTTCTGGATGGACTACAATTGGCCTATAAAGTTACAGCTAATTCGGTTTATGGTCAATTAGGCGCCAGAACAAGCACGATTTATAAAATGAATTTAGCAGCATGCACTACCTCTATTGGAAGATCAAGGATTGATGATGCCTCATATGGAGTCAAGGACTGGTCCCGAAAGAAATATGGTCCAGACTATCCTGAACCTGACGTCATTTATGGAGATACAGATTCAGTCTTTGTGAAATTCAGTAGAATTAAAGATGGTAAAACTCTGGTAGGAAAGGAAGCCTTAGAACATTGTATGAAGTGTGGTCAAGAAGCGGGCGAATATATTACAAAAGGTATTGTGAAAGTAGAGGATGAAGATGGTTCCGTAGAGACCGAGCAACATGAACCACTCTTATGTCATCCTCAAGATTTAGAATATGAGAAAACTTTCTGGCCCTTTATCCTTATCTCTAAGAAAAGATATACAGGTGATAAGTATGAATTTGATCCAGATGTATGTAAGAGAGATGCGATGGGTATTGTTCTTAAGAGGAGAGATAATGCTCCGATAGTGAAACATGTCTTTGGTAACGTGATTGAGAAGATTATGATTGAGAAAGACTTTGCTTTAGCAGTAAATTGGCTCAAAGAGACTCTTCAAATGATAAGGAATGGAGAATTTATCTTACGATATTTTGTAATTACAAAAGCCTTAAGAGGATATTATAAAAATCCTAAAGGAATTGCTCATAAGGTTTTGGCTGATCGGATGGCAGAAAGAGATCCGGGGAATAAACCTAAAGCAAATGATAGGATACCTTATGCTTATATAAATAAGGGAACAGGGAAAGAATTCATGGGATACAAGAAGATTACAGAAAGACGACAAATCGGAGAATTTAAGAATGGCAAGCCGAAAATGAGAAATTTCAGAGTTGATGATAAAACTCAGCCGAAATATAAGAAAGTCAATATCTTACAAGGTGATAGGATTGAACATGTAGATTATATTAAAGATAATCCAGAAAAATGCAAATTAGATTATGAATTTTATATTACAAATCAGATTATGAATCCAGTGAAACAGGTCTTAGATTTAGAAATGGACAAGAAAGAAACAGAAAAACTATTTATTGCATAAAAATATTATCTACGAAATATAAATAAATGATTGGAGGAGGATTAAAGTTACAAAAGTTTTTTAAAGAACCAAAACTTGAAAATATAATCAGTTTATCTATCATGGTGATCCTTATCTTGTTAATAAGATCATATATTGTTCAAGTGACTTATAACATGATGTGGCCTAAGATAGTTAAAAATACTGGTGGCGATGATAGTCAATTTAGACCTATCACTTTCTATGAATCTGTTATGATAGTTTTATTATTTTCATTCTTATTCAAGGGTTAATTAGTTTATTCTTGGTTTGAATGATTTTTTTTTATATCCTATATATCATAATATGGGAGGCGGTATCATTCAACTAGTTGCTTATGGAGAACAAGATGCCCATCTTACAGGGAATCCCCAAGTTACTTTTTTTAAAAATGTATTCCGCAGACATACGAATTTCTCTATGGAAACTATTCAACAGGTTATTCAAGGTTCTAGTGTTCTAACCTCATCACCTACAAACGGAAATGTTACTATTTCCCGTAATGGAGATTTAATATCTGATGTATATGTCTCTACATCTACTACAGGTGTACATCACGGAGATCAGATTGTTACGGCTGTTGAACTTGAAATCGGAGGTCAATCTATAGATAAGCAGACTAAGGAATGGATGCAAATTTGGGAAGAATTAACTACACCAGCAACAAAACAGTATGCTCTTAAAACAATGAAGAAAAGTGATTCAAATGGAATAGCGGGTCTTACTATTATTCCTTTACAGTTTTGGTTCTGTCGTAATCATGGATTGGCCTTACCTTTAATCGCGCTTCAGTATCATGAAGTTATACTGAAATTCAACTTTGGGACAAGTGATTATTCTTCCGTAGGAATTGATGCGAGTATTGAGGTGTGGTGTGATTATATTTATCTTGATGCCGATGAAAGACGTAGATTCGCCCAAGTATCTCATGAATATTTAATAGAACAGATACAATATAAGGAAGAGTCTTCTAGTAATAATATTGAATTGAAATTAAATCATCCGGTTAAAGAATTAATCTGGACGAGTGCTGTAACAAATACATATGGGAATCTCAAAATAGTTATGAACGGACATGATCGTTTTTATCCACAAGAAGAAGAATATTTTCAATTAAGACACCCTATTAAATATCATACGGCTGTTCCTGCTCAAAATATGGCCCACGTGGGTATACCATCTTTCGTAGGAACAAAACTAACCGCCTTATTTTCTGTGACTGCAACCTCACCTCAAACATTTGAAGCTGAGGAGTTCTCTAATATCACTGTGACACCCACAAAGGTTATTATTTCTGAAACAAGTAGTGGCGGTATTGAAGATTTATCGGGAATAGAAGTAGTAGCAGCTTCGGGTGGAGTCACAGCAGCAAGTCTAGTTTATTCATTTCTTAAGTCTGATTTACAGGGACATGGTCATTTACCACACATAGGGGATATGTTGGAGTTTAATGTGAGTGGAATAGGTGCTACCGTAAACGCAGCGACTGGTCTCTCAAACTCCCATAGCATTCTTGCTAAAGTAACAGGTGTCGCCGATGGATCATTACTGGGCGGTCTTGCTAGCGTCGATAATTATCATATTCAATTATCTGAAAGTCTATGTGAAAGTACACTCGGTGCTGCTATTGATGACGCCAGTGATTTTACAATTCATTCCATCAAAAATATTTCAGTCGCACAAGCGGCAACATCTACCATGCGAAATCGTATCAATGTTTATTCCTTTGCCCTAAGACCCGAGGAACATCAACCATCGGGAACATGCAACTTCTCCCGAATTGATGATGCGAGACTTATATTTAATGATGTTCCTGTTCCCTCTGGTAAAACATTCACAATATATGCTGTTAACTATAATATCTTAAGAATTATTTCTGGTATGGCAGGATTAGCATATTCTAACTAATTATAAATCATTTATTTCATAAAATCTATAATTTTAATTAGTTTTAATTCCCTAAAATTTTTTTCTAAACTAGGTTATAAAATAATGGGAGGAGGATTAATGCAACTTGTAGCTTATGGCGCTCAGGATATCTATCTTACGGGTAACCCGCAGATTACTTTCTTCAAGGTTGTCTACAGACGACACACGAACTTCTCGATGGAGGCTATTCAGCAGACCTTTAGCGGGGGTGCTTCTGTAGGGGGGGCAACGGTTACCGCGACCATCTCTAGAAATGGTGATTTAGTTAGCAGGTTGTGGTTAGATGTTGGTATTGATCGCAATGATCTTGATGATACGGGGACATATGCCAATTGGACCAATAATACCGGACACGCTTTAGTCAAAGATTGTGAGATTGAAATCGGGGGTCAGAGAATTGATAGACATTATGGTCATTGGTTAGATGTCTGGAATGAATTAACTGATCATGAAGAATCGGAATGGATCGGTCTTAATAAACACGCGGCGAAGAACGCTTACCTTGCCAGTGGATCTCCGTTGGACTCGTCCGGACCTGAAGTCACCAGATTATATGTTCCTCTTCAATTCTGGTTCTGTCGTAATCCTGGCCTCGCTTTACCTCTGATTGCCCTTCAGTATCACGAAGTGAAAGTTAAATTAACGACTCGTTCGTTGGCTGGGTTAGTAAATGGTAGTGCCACGGTAGCTACAGCAACTATGACGACTGCTCCGGATGTTAAACTATGGGCGGATTACATCTACTTAGATACTGATGAGCGCCGTAGATTCGCTCAAGTTTCTCATGAATACCTTATTGAGCAGCTTCAGAAAGAAGAAGGTGTGATGGCTGCTACTAAAAAATTAAACTTTAATCACCCTGTAAAAGAACTAATTTGGACCGTTCAGGCGAATAACGCAATTGCCGAGGGGGTAAGCGGGGGCGCCGACATGGACGCGACCCTCAATTTACCCACCCTGGCCACTGCTAACTTCAAAAAGAATGACCATTTTAATTATTCGGTAGGTTTAAATGGTACTGCCGAAATAATTAATGGTGTTGCTAGTCGGGAAGGATTTGGTACTATGAAACTCCTACTTAACGGTCACGATCGCTTCGCGGTCCGCAATGCTACCTATTTCAGAACTTGTCAACCTATTCAAGCTGGTCATAAAGTTCCGTCTAAACATATATACTGCTATTCGTTTGCCTTAAAACCGGAAGAACATCAACCATCGGGAACCTGTAATTTCTCTAGAATCGATAATGCACAAATGGTGTTCACAGTGAATGATGCCGCGGACACCACGTTCACAGTTTATGCCGTCAACTACAATGTCCTCAGAATCATGTCGGGTATGGGTGGCTTAGCTTACTCTAACTAAGTATTCATACTAAAGTATTCTAACTAAAGTATTCTAACTAAAGTATTCAAATTAAGTAAATTATCTTTTTTATATAAAAAATAAATAATCTTAAAAATATTTTAAAAATTTTTAATTATCATAAATAATTAAAATTAAAATTAATCAACTTCATCCATGGAATTATCTAATACTGGTTCAGGTAAAACGGGATCTTTATCTTGTAACTGACTTAATATTTCCGAAATATTATGTTCTGTAATATCAATTTCTTTTAATTCTTCATCTTTCCAACATCCTCTTTGTTTAGAGACGTCAATAATTTGTTTTACATTCTTCAACATTTGAATGATATTTTTTGATTCTGATTCCATATTTTAATAATATATGAAATAATATTTTAAATAGATTTTAACTTTGTAAGAAGAAATGTGATACTCTTTCTTATAAATATAATGATGTAGGTTATTTAATCGCTCTATCTATATTTATGTAAAGGGGGTCGCGATAGTAGCACCAGAGCTGCCAATATTTGTGCCAGAAACTTGCCATAGTGCAGCGGATATACAAGTATAAATGAAATGGGACCCCTTAAGTCCTCCAGTAGTAGTTTTATTAGTGGATAACTGATGATCGGCTGCTGCAGGTCTAGAAAATCCAATGGTGGCCACATCCTCATTCAAAGCAACATTGGTACCCACGTCAGCAATATCCTGGCATAAAAGGATACCAGTTAAAGTGTCGGCGGCGCTGGCGGCGTTGATCGTGTAGGCATTACTTGTTAAAGCAGTTTCTACATAAAACTCATACCTTAAACCAGGCTCAGCAGCAGGCAAGGTGACGACTATTCCAGCGGCTCTATTAAATGTAAATATTGTCCCAGATTCACTCACTTTCGGGGTAAATGTTGCTAATGTAATACTGAATACCGGTGTTTTGTATGAAAGTGTACCCGCCGTAAGAATACTATTCCCCTCAACCTGTAAGTTCTGAAATATTCCATCTTTTAAGCATCCGACTTCACCCATATTATTTATATACCTTACTTTAGAAAAAAATTTTAGAGAAATTAACTTATAAATATTATGTAATATTCATGGTCAACTAAATTGATTAATTTTATCTCTATCTTTTAAGATAACTTTTTTTCAAAAATAATAAACAAAATATTATTTAAGATCATTAAAAAATAAATTTAAGATTCTAAGCGGAAAAATTAATTTGTTTAATTTCGCCAAAATTTTTTTCTAAATGAGTGTATAAAATAATATGGGAGGAGGATTAATGCAACTTGTAGCTTATGGCGCTCAGGATATTTACCTTACGGGTAACCCGCAGATTACTTTCTTCAAGGTTGTCTACAGACGGCACACGAACTTCTCCATGGAGGCTATTGAGCAGACCTGGAATGGATCTGAGACTGCGAGTGGTCGTTGCACCGCCACTATTTCACGCAATGGTGATTTAGTTCACAAGATGTATTTAGATTTATCGGGTACGAATACTGGCGACACGGATAATTTAAATTTGGGGACTGAATGGATTACTTCTGTAGAACTTGAAATTGGTGGTCAGAAGATTGACAAACAAACCGGAATATGGATGGAAACCTGGACTGAATTAACGCAGAGAAATGATACTGGATTAGTAGCGACCTCTGTCGCCTCGAACGCACCAGGGAATGGTACGCCTTGGCAAAATATGACCGGTACAGGTGGAGTTGTCGCTGGTTCGGGAGTACTGCATCAGTATTATGTCCCATTGTATTTCTGGTTTTGTCGCAACCCAGGTCTTGCTTTACCTTTGATTGCCCTTCAATACCATGAAGTTAAGGTTATCTTAGAACATACTATTACCAATACTTTTGGGGGGTCTGTTGCGAAACAAAAATTATGGTGTGATTATATCTACCTTGATACTGATGAGCGCAGGAGATTTGCCCAGGTTTCCCACGAATATCTTATTGAACAGATTCAAGAATCGTCTATCACCCAGACCACTCAAGATCTTAACTTTAATCATCCAGTTAAGGAACTTATATGGACCTCGGCTGCTAACGCCGGTTCTGATGGTTCTACCGATTTAAATCCAGTTCAGGGTTTGACTGCTACGGTCCTATTAAAATTAAATGGTCACGAAAGATTTGCGGCAAGAGAGATGACATACTTTACAAGAGTACAGGTAAATGATTACCATTCTGGTAGTGGCGGTATCGCGTGTGCCGTGGGCTCGGCCAACGCCAATGATGCGATTGGTGTATACTCTTTCGCACTTAAACCTGAAGAACACCAACCTTCAGGGACTTGTAACTTCTCTCGTATTGATAATGCCCAATTAGTTTTTGGTGGTACTCTAGCGGGTGCGAACGACGTTGTTTTCGCTGTCAACTATAATGTTCTCCGTATTATGTCTGGTATGGGTGGTCTCGCTTACTCGAACTAAGTAAATATAAATTAAACAGGACGATAATAAGCAGGCAATACATTAATCAATTTCTCTAATTTGTCTTCTAAAAATTTAACACGATTTTCTAATTCACTATTATCTACTGATACATTAGTTTCAGTAGATGATAAAATTTCCTGAACATTCTGAACAACTTCCTGAGTAGAGACTGGTTCCGGTTCTGCGACCGGCTCAGGTTCGGCGACCGGCTCAGGTTCGGCGACCGGCTCAGGTTCGGCGACCGGCTCAGGTTCTTCTGCTTCTGTTTCACTATCACTTGCAACCTCTTCTGGCGCTTCCTCAACAACAACATCAGCAGGCTCAGATTCGTTAACAGCATCTAAAACATTATCAACAGTATCACTCATTTTATAATCTAAGTCAATAAAATAATTTTAAGTATATTTATTATTTAAAAAAATCATAGATATTTAAGTTAAAATGACTAGTCAAGTAAAACCTATCCATGCGGGAAATAAAGGGTTGGCTAATTTAGGAAATACATGCTACATGAACTCTGCCCTACAGTGCTTAAGTCATCTGACAACATTTCATCCAAATAATGAAAAATTTTTTAATGAATGTAAGAGATCGGATCAAGATTCATTGATTTATGAATGGTTTCAGTTTCAGAGAAAAATGTGGTCAAATGATTCATCAGAAGTTCATAATCCTATCAATCTCTTAAGACGCTTTCAGAAAATATGTTCAGAGAAAGATCTTTACTTCAGTAATTTTAATCAAAATGATATAGATGAATTCTTAACTTTGTTCTTAGATTTATTACATCAGGGTGTATCCAGAGAAGTTACAATGACGTTTTCTAAGAAAGTTGAAGATGAAGCCGATAAAATCAATCTTAAGAGTAATGAAACGTGGTCACGATTTTATGCCAAAGATTATTCTTATATTGTTGATAACTTTTATTCACAACTTTTAGCGATTACCAGTTGCACTGATTGTGAATATTATACGACGAATCATGATCCAATTCAAGTTATCTCATTAGAAATACCTAATTCAGCATCTTCTTTAGAATGTTGTTTAAGTGAATATATGAAAAAGTTAAGATTAGATGAAGATAATCTATGGCAATGCGATGAATGTAAAAATTCTGTGAGACCCTTTAAGCAAACAAGATTATGGAAAACATCAGATGTCTTATTCATTTTAGTGAAAAGGTATCGGAAAAATCAAAAGATAGATAAATTCCTGAAATATCCAATGAACTTAAATTTAAAGGATTATAATATTAATTATTCTTCAAAGAAAAGTAATCAATATTCTCTACAAAGCATGGCGATTCATAATGGTTCATTAGGTGGAGGTCATTATTATGCTGTATGTAAGAACTATTTAGAAGATAAATGGTATGAATACAATGATACGGGTGTGAATCAATTAACAGAAAGTAAAGTTGCGAAGTATTCCCCATATTTATTTGTTTATAAGAGACTTTAAAGAGGCTTGAGAGTTCTGCCATTACTTCTATATAACTTACCTTTTTTACGGATCACAACTCCTTTCGGTGGTATCTTAGGTAGCACTTTACTCCTCCGCGTTTTTTTACGTCCACCCCCCGTTTTCTTTCCTTTTCTTTTCGTTTTTTTAGTCTTTTTCTTCTGATCCTTCTGATCCATGTAATCTCTACATTTTGAAAAAGGGATTCCCGCAGGACAACCTTTCTCTAAACTACCAAAGTTTTTCATTATAATATAGATAAGGTAAAAATAAGATCAATCAGGACCCCGGTGGGCAGAAACTTTAGAAACATTCCATT